CAGATTCAACTCCAACCGCATAAAGTTCATATTCTGATCCAAGACTACGAAGAGATTTTGCAATATCTCCTCGGTTAGAGTCAGCGTTTTGACGATCTATTATATCTCTTGCGCCTTGATTAATTTGTATAGCTGCTGCCGCTTGGCTGAGTCCTGCTTGTTGAGCTGCATACTCAGCGGCTACAACGGCTCGTTCTTCTGCGGTTTGTTGTAATCTCATGTTTTGTTGCGCAGCAACAATACTAGTTCCTAGTTGAGTTTGACGGAGATTTTCTGTGACAATAGCTCTTTCGCGGTCTTCTTTTTCTATTCTTTTTTGAGCCGCAGCCTGACGCAAAGCAGCAGCACGAACAGGATCAATAGACTGCAAAGCCTGCGCTGCCTGTAAAAGACTATCAGGGTTTTCTGGGTCTAGGTTTTGAAGCTGCTCTGCCATCTTCTCCCCAGTAGTTCGAGGATCAATCCCAAGCATAGGCTGTACTGCCCTGCGGAGGTCTTCCTGACGCTGTACGCCAAGCTGACCTGCCACCTGAGCAAGAGGAGCTAACGCAGCAGCACGGCCTCGAAGGCCAGAAGACAATAGCTGACCTTGAAGCATACCCTGTTGAAGTAGTTTCTGCTGACGCTGTTCAGGAGTATCAATGATGTCCGCAAACAGACTGTTAATATCTATAGCCATTGTTTAACTCCTTAAATAAAAGCGCCTGTGGCTTTTGCGGCGTTTTGTTTTTTCAATGCTTCTATAGCCTGAGAAAACGCATCGCCCATTGCGCCAGTAATTTGATTGGTCTGAGCGGGTTGCTGTTCGCCCTTCAACAGATCAAACAATCCTTGGAACTGTTGCTGACGCAGAGCGTTGGCCAGTGCTGCGTAACCTAACTGAGATTCTAAACCAGACTCTGCTAATTGAGTACCTAAACCTAGACCAGTGGACTGTAGCGCAGTAGCAATTCTTGATGCTTCTAGCTGTGGCTGTAGGTTAGCAAGTAGCTGATTCTGTCCTGCGTAAGCAGTAGGAATAGAAGACAGACCAAGCTCGCCTAGCAGTCCAAGTCTTGCTCGTGTCTCACCCAATCCCGCGAGGGTCTGCTGTGATTGCAACGCTTGTTCTGCACGAGCCTGTTCCATTGCGCTTACACCAAGACCTGCTTGCTGTTCTGCAATAGCCTTTTCTAGGGCTAACTGCTCAGGCGTACCGCCAAACATAGCTGTCCTAACCCCTAGCCTACCTTGGTTAGCTAAACGCTCTTCTAGCTGAAGCCTTGCACGTTCCTGCTCAGGCTGTAGAGTAGCTTGCATGCGACCAAAGATGTCCTGCTCGCGAGTGGCTCGCTGCATTGGGTCTTGAGTCAGCATACCAATAACATTCTCTTGCTCTTGGCGTCTTGCTTCTGGGCTACCAAGAGTCCCAAAAGCTTGCGACCCAAAGCCGAGAAGTTGAGACTGCAACGCTTGCTCTGTAGGACTGAGCATTGTATCCATTCCACCTGCACCCAAGGTTGCCCTCGAGCCAGTAGGAGTAGTCACAGTAAACGGCTTGAACTCTGATCGGCGGCTTATCTCGCCAAGTATTCCGCCCTCATACTGAGGAACAGTCTCTTGACCAAAGACCGCAGCGACATCACGCTTACCTAGCGCTTCAATATCTTTAATAATTTGCTGTTGCGCTGCTGCGCCACCAATACCAGAGATTAATCCTCCTAATTGGCTTCCCGGAATTCCTTTTACAAAATCTAAGATTTCTTCAGGCGTCATTAGTAAGTACCTCCATCAACAGTACCTACAGTGAAAGTACCGCTAACCGTAAGAGCATCTGCCGTCACAGTGCCAGTAAAAGTAGGAGAAGCAGAGTCACTCTTAGTGGCTACAGCTACCGCTATTGCGTCAAATTCAGCTCCGACTTCAGAGCCTTTTACAACCTTGGCAGGGTTGCCGCTAACCAAAGCGTCCTTGGCTGCGAAGTTGGTAATTTTGGTATAGTTCGACATTAGACTATCCTTCCCATCAGAGCTTGAATGTTAATCTCTTGAAGGGCAATCGAGTTACCCTCAACAGTTGTGTCTACCCCTACGGATACGACTGTACCCTGTCCAGAGGCGTTGATCTTCTTGCGCGTAATCAAACTTATAGATGATGAGTATTCAGCATCTGTATTGAATTCTGATATGTTGTACTGCGCTACGTTAGACTTTGGCAAAACATACGCTTGCTTTCTATAGTTACCAGAGTAGTCATACGCCCAGTTCAATACAACCGTAGCCTCAGCGCCGTCAAAGGTAGTGAGGTTAATCTTCTTCAGGAACTTTAGGCTTGACGTATTACCAAAGCTCAAAGGATGACTGAAGTAACTTAACTGATAACTCGTATCATTGTCGGTATATCCCGTGTACTGGGCTATGCCAAAGACTGTACCAACATATAACAATTCACTAGAGGTAGAGGTAAAGCACTTAGAGTTTATATGACTCCAAGTCGTTGCTCTGTAACTACCATCCTGTAGTGGGAAGCGTGTATCAAAGACATACACCACACTCAGGTTTTCAAAGTTCAACAGAACAAAGGCTTCGCGAGGAGAGTAGTGCATCTTAATATGCCCTGTCTCTGCTGCGTACAGACTCTTGATGTCATTGTTGACGTTCTTCGAGACATCACCAATAGGAGCTGACTTCTCTTGGATTGTCCTTGAGATACTCCGTACACCAGAGTCATCCAAGAAAACAATGTCCTTACCAGTGGATACTACTGCGTCTCGCTGAACACACCCTATGTTGGAGATTGTATCAGATAACGTCATGGTTGAAGGGTTATCTGCTCCTGAATACACAAGGATAGAGTTCTTGCCAAAGATGATCAGGAAGCCGTTATGAGCCGCCAGAGCAGTGATTGTGTCGTATCCTGTAGGCCATACCTTAGTAATATCTATTGAGCCTGACGAGCCTCCTGCCCACCCTGAGCCGTTCAATAGGTCAGACCAGTAGATAGTAGCCTTATCTGAGGTAAAGTCTGCCACCCAAAGACGACCAAACGCCGCAATACACTCGTGTCCTTGCGGAGGAGTACCCGCAGCAGAGGGATGTGAGGACATCTTAACCACAGTCCCTGTACTATCAGAGTAAACCAACGGCTCATGTCCTCGTTGGAACATATACATATGGTTATTAAAGGACACAAACTTCCAATTGTTGTCCGTGATTGTGTAGGCCGCAGGTGTTACGTCAGTCAGAGTAGTAGTGCCTGACATGATTAAATTATTCCCAGAGGAGAAGAAGGTAATATCTCCATCCTCTGCTACGAATTCACCCATAGACTCTATGCCGTCAGATGATCCAAGGATGGTGTCGTCTGTAGTTAAAACAGAATACCCCTTCCTCGCGGCAATCCTTCCTTCTTTGTCAATCACACAGTTATCTGCTACTGCCGCAAAGGTAGGCTCTTGCGACAGGGGTGCATCTTGGGTGTTAATACCCGCGAATCCCGGAGCAGTAATGGTGATGCTTTGGAGTTGTTGCGCCATCTATACCACCATAAATGTAGTTTCATCAGGAAAACGGTTAGCGTCTATTGCTATTGCATCAGACAACGCAGTAGAAGCCACGGCAAACTGCTCGACTGCTGACTGACCGCCTGTCTCTCCTCTTTCCCGTAGAGCCATAGCGAAGGCCATTTGAACCACAGGGTTGTAAGGGACTTTGATCTTAGTGGCATCCCCAGTAACAAGACCTTGTGGTTTGGCTAGGTCAAATCGCAAGCTGTATATGCCATCTGGCTGTGGGTATACCTTAACCTTTAAATCGTCATTAGAGTCCACACCAGAGACTATGTAGGCCACTGGGCTACCAGAGGTGACGTCCTGATTGTAGTAGACATTGTTAAAGTAGGAAGATGTTTGCAATCCCATAAATCGGTTTGATGTGTCATTCACTACCGATTTGATTACTGCCTCTTGTCCTGAGCCAGTAATAGAATACTCCGCAGTACCAGACACGGTAGGGATGACAGTAGTCTCCCTAAGTGCAGCCCAGTTCCATGAGTTTTCTACTGTTCTTTTGGCGTCATTAACAAAGTCGCCAATCAAAGCAGAGTAGCTTGACTCTAATGCAGTAGATACTTCGTCTTCTCTTAACCGCCGAAGGACACTATTAATCGCTTCTAGGTAAGTCATCGTCTGCCTCCTGCGGCACGAAGGAATTGTTCAAACATTCC